CCACCTGTTCTGGCCAACGGCCTCTCAAACTCCAGACGAACGCGTGAACGCGAGTTCGAGATTCGTGGTCTACGCCACGTGCGCGCTCTACGCCATCCGGAGGGACGTTCGAATCTTCGTCCTGGGTGCGACGGTCTTAGCGGTTCTCTATTTCATGCACCGAAGCGAAATGGTGCGCTCCTCCTTCGGGCGCCCGGCGCAGTCCAACGACGAGCACACCGGGTGCACCCTCCCGACCGCGGACAATCCCATGGCGAACGTGCTTTTGACCGATTACACCGACAACCCGAACAGACCACCGGCGTGCTACTACTCGTCGGTGAAGCCCCTCGTTCAAAAATTCAGCGACGACACCTTCCGATTCGACGCCGGTCGCTCGCGCACCCCACTCCCGGAATACCAGCGCAAGGCGGCGGCCAGGCAGTTCGTCACGGCTCCGGTCTCGAGCATTCCAGGCGACCAAACCGCGTTCGCGGAGTGGTGCTACGGCCCGAAGAACGGACCTCTGTGCAGGGACACCCCGGGGGCGTGCAACCCGAACGCGCGCGGGGTGCAGTTGGAGGGATTCCGAGGATTGGACGTGCACACCGGGGACAAAAGATAATCTCACTTATTAATAATACAACATTATGGCGTATCAACTCCAACCGGGATTGAAAATTGTCAAGGACGCCGAGGTGCAGCCGAAGATTCGCGCGGACGACCAATTCTTCGCCTACCCGCAAGGCTCTCGGGCGATGGCGTGCGGGGGGTGCAGGCCGAACACCATGCTCTACGGAACGGCCCCGTTCAAGGCTGGGAAGGGTGCCCCGGCGCGGTTCATCGACACCGACGACGAACTCCGCCCCCAAAGCACCACGCGGTGGAACCGTCAGTATGCCACTCCGGTCGCCGATCGCCTCCACCCGATCATGGACGTGCACTGCAAGTTGCCCGTGCGCACGATCGCGTGGGAACCGGTGTCTTCGCGCGCGGAAATTCAGAACGCGATGTTTCACCAAAGGTATGTTTCCAAAAATTAAATGTGAGGTAACAATAGTACATAATGGCTGACCCCATTTCTATTATGGCTATCGCTGGACTGGTGTACGCCGGTCGAAAAATGGGCGAAGGCGAGGTCGAGGAGCCACCCCAACAAGCGCCCGCGCCGCCCCTTCTCCGCGAGGAACCGGTCGAGGAGATTGAGTACGAAGAGGGTGTTCCCGAGTGGGAGGGTAAGGAGGAACAACCGAATTTCGCTGAAATCGCCCCACAAAAGCGAAGCAGTGGGGGTGAGATCCTTCAAATGCGAAACCGAATGTATGATTCAGGACGGATGAATAACATCGGTCCAGTGGAAAAACAATTAGTGGGCCCAGGTCTGAACGTTCAAGCGGACGTCCCAGCCTACGGCGGTTACCAGCAAATGTTCCGCGTCAACCCAGTGAACGTCGGGGAGTACAGGTTGACCACGCTCCCAGGGCGGTCGAACCACGGCCACGACGTTCGGGGTGGGCGTCGCACGTTGGAGTCCGAGGTCGGCTTCAACAGACCGGAGAAGACGGCGTTCCTCCCGGAGAGACTCCCAGTGGTGCGTGGGAAGAGCCAGGGATTCAGCGGCCGCGTTCCGAGGTCGGAGCACGAGACGACGAAGCGACCGACGGTGCGCTCGCAGACGGGGATGCGCGCCGATGGTCTGGACAAGAACCCGGCGAAGAGATTCATCCCGGGTCCGCAGATTCCACAAATGCCCACGAAGTTTAAGTCCGACGGCAATCACTCTCAGTATTACCACGTGAACAACGCGCAGCCGGGCATCTCCAGTTTCCACGGGGGGTACACCGAGAGCGCGGCGGCGAAGGTGCGCTCCAAGACGAACGATGAGTTGATGCGATTGGGATTCCGACCGGAAGATAAGAGAGGACAGATGTACACCCGCCCGGGTGGTAATCCGGGGAGGATGAACGTCAGAGAGGGTCCGATCAAACAAGGTGGGAAGGCCACCACCGTGCGATTCGATTCCTCCAGAGTGGACGGACGCACCGGACCGGCGAACGGGGGGTGGATGCAAGACTACAAACAAGCCGATTTCCACAAGTTCAACGCCTTCAAGGGACACATCAACCCATTGGCCACGGACAGCGGTCTCAGCCTCGCGAAGAGACAGTTGGAGAACAACCCGTTCCACAACCAAATCAACTAAACCAAATTCTTTTTTTTTCCTCGTCAATCCATCTTCATTAAAATTGTGATTTAATTATAATGAAGGTGTACACCCTAGACGTCGACAGTGGAGACCGCGATCCCACCGTCTACCCCACCTCGAACAGTTTCGTCGTCGACCTCAAGACCCCGATTTACAACGTCACCCACCTCGACGTCGTCTCCGCGCGCGTGCCCCGCCCGAAGGTGTTTCACGGCTCGAACAATAAATTCACCGTGGAAGACGACAAGGGCACGTACGACGTCACCATCGACCCGACGAGTGGTAATCTGGACACCCTCACGAATTTAGCCTCCGAACTCCAGACCCTCATCGACGACGCCGGGTGTAAAACCATAGACCAGGTGGCCGACAGTGGGGGGAAACTCGTCTTCTCCAACGTCGGCGCCACGCACGAATTCAGTCTCAATTTCAACACCGGTGTGGACGGGTGGTCGTCCAACGCGTGGGAGCGCACGACCCCGAACCAAATTTTCGGGTTCAACGCCTCCGACGTCACCTCCACCGGGGGGACGCTCACGAGTGGGACGCCCGAAATCTTTCACGCCCCGAAGACGTTTGTCCTCAAAGTGTCGAGTGGGTCCGATGCATTCAATCAAGACGTGTACGCACACTCCCCGTATTACACCGGCTCGTTCATGAACAACGACGTCGACACCTCCTCGTCCTCGAAACAACCCTTCTACGTTTTCTACGGGAACGACGACGCCCTCACCCACGAGTTCACCACGGGGCCACAGAGGGAGGTGAAGAGCCTGAAATTCGAGTGGCTGTATAAGGAGAATAACAAATTGGTTCCCCTGGATTTCGACGAGAGGGACGTCGCCGTGAAAGTGAGAATCAAGGGGAGCACCGATAAATTGGAGGGGCTGCCCAAGGTGGTCGTCGAGGAGGAGACCATCGGGGCGTTGCCGCCGCCCATAAGCGTTCCTGAATTGAGAAAGAACGTTTATGAGTGGGATGATTGGGATAAATACATTCCAATAGCGTTCACAGTGTTCGCCGGTGTCGTCGTCCTTTGGGCGCTTAGCGGGCGATCGCGTAGAGCGGTTGCTTCGGCTTCGTAACCTTGGCGTAGCGAGAGACGACGAGGAAGACGAGGATGGACAAGAGCGTCGTGAGGATCGCAGTCATGGTGAACTGGATGCCCGTGTTGCGCTGACCCGGGATGAGGCGGGTGATGACATATCGCGCGACGTCGTTCCACGACATCGCGGCCGCGAAAGAGAAACCTGCGACGAGGGAGTTGAGGGATTGCTCGGAGAGTTCGCTGGTCACGACTTGGATTTGATCGGAAGCGGACATGTGTAATTGTACTGTATTGTGAGAAAATTATTCTGGGAGGAGTTCTTCTTTTACAACGAGAGTCTTATATTTCGGTGGTGGGCGCGTCCTGGTTTTCATGAGAGGCTCCTCGTCCTCGTCCTCGTCCTCGTCCTCTGACGAAGAAGATTCCCCTGAGACAACGAGTAGTTTGAGGGGGCGCTCTGAGGCATCCCAACCCTCCGGCTCCCACGGTTTGTGTGTGTTGTCCATTACTTACAATTCGCATTTTTCTACGGCATGTTTCAACATCTCCTCCGCTGGGTTGGTGGGCTTCCAGTCTTCCCACCCCACACACGCCGCGTTGACGGCGTTGCACGTGGGGTCATCTCCCAAATAAGGGACCCACTTGATGTCTGAATCCTCGGTGACGTCCAAGGTTTCGGCTTCTTCGTCGTCGTCCCCTTCTGGGAGGATGGACCCGGTGTGTTTACCAACCTCGTGCATGGCGCAGTATTTCATTGCCGCGAGCCAGTCCTCGGCGAGGAGGACGTCCCTCCCGCACTGCTTGGCGTAATGGCTCGCGATGATGACACTCTTTTCTAACACCGGGGTGAGAATGCCGTAGAGCGCTTCGAGTTGGGCGTTCTCGTAGGCACCCGA